TTTCGGCTGACGGAGAAAACATTACGGCAGTCAATGCGGCGGTTAACGTAAACAAACTCCTACAGCTATCAGGCGGTGCGGTCTATACCGACAACAGAGAAGTTATCGAGTTCGACGTATCAAACCGGCTGGCTGTTATTAAAGAGGTCATTGACGAAGCATCACATAAGGTACTGATTTTTGTACCTTTTACCCACACCATCACACTTCTATCTGAGTACCTGAACAAAAACGGAATCTCAAACGCTATCATCAATGGAGAAGTTTCGGTTAATAAACGTACCGACATCTTCAAAAGATTCCAAGAAGAATCTGACCCCTCGTGCCTTATTATCCAACCTCAAGCGGCGGCGCACGGTGTGACCCTAACTGCGGCTAATGTTGTAGTCTGGTACGCACCCGTCACTAGCGTAGAAACTTATCTGCAAGCCAACGCCCGAGTACATCGTAAAGGGCAGGTCAACCCCGTAACAGTTGTGCATATCGAAGGAAGTCCAATAGAATCAAAGATTTATAAGATGTTGGAAAATAAATTAGATACCCACACAAAACTTGTGGATTTATATAGGAACGAAATAAGTTCTTGACAGTCTCAAGTTTATGTAGTATCTTTATAAACCCGTACCAAGAGGAAAAAATATGGAAACGTCAAATGTGCCAGTTGAAAAGCTGGTTGCGACGTACATCAAAATTCGTGACACCCGAGATGAAATTAGGCGTGAAGCGGATGCGAGAGTCGCAGAGTTGCAGTCAGAACTAGATGTCATTGGTAGCACGCTCCTTGAGCAATTCAAAGAGCAGGGCATCGACAGTGCAAAAACCCCTTTCGGAACAGCATACAGAACAGTCAAGTCGAGGTATTGGACTAACGACTGGGACAAAATGTATGACTTCATTCACGACAACGATGCTTACGAGTTGTTGGAGAGAAGAATACATCAGTCCAACATGAAGCAGTTCTTAGAGGAAAACCCAGACTTACACCCACAAGGTCTCAACGTGGATAGTGAGTATTCTGTAATTGTTCGTCGCAGTAAATAACCAAGGAGAAAATAATGAGTGATTTAGCTCTATTTCAGCAAGACCTCCCCGACTACCTTAAGAACGTACAGGTAGATGACTTAACCAAAGCCCTCGCTGGTGGTGGCGGGGCTACTAAGCGCATCTCGATTAAGGGTAGTGTTTTCCGAATGATGGTCAACGGTGAGGAAATCGCTAAAAACGAGAACCGTTCGATGAATGTTGTTATCGTTAACGGGTCTCCCAAAGTAAGTCGTACGTTTTACGGTAGTACGTATGACCCTAAAAACCCCACACCTCCCGACTGTTGGTCTGCCGATGGTGTAACCCCGGACGCCTCTATTGAGACACCTCAAGCGAAAGACTGTGCCACATGCCCTCAGAATATTAAGGGTTCTGGTCAAGGCGAATCCCGAGCCTGTCGGTTTAAGCAACGGTTGGCGGTCGTGTTAGCCGACGATATAAACGGTGGTGTTTACGGGATAGAGTTGCCAGCTACCTCCATCTTTGGGAATAGCAAAGACATTAACAAGATGGGGTTCCAGCAATACGCTAAGTACATTGGAAGCCAAGGCAAGAACATTAATTCCTTGGTGACCGAGATGCGGCTGGACAGCGATAGTTCAACGCCGAAGCTGACTTTTAAACCTGTTCGTTATCTTCAGCAGGAAGAGTGGCAGTCGGCTGTAGAGTTTGGCAACAGTCCAGAAGCTAAACAAGCTGTGACTATGGCGTTTACCAAGAAAGAAAGCCGAGATGCTCTCCCGGCACCCGACGCTAAAGTTGAGTCTGAAGCTGAACCAGCAAAGCGGAAAAAAGCCGAGCCTGCTCAGAAGAAAGACCTGACCAGCGTGATGAGTAACTGGGCTACGGACGACGAGTAATGGACGACCGGGGGTATAGCCTCCGTGTTGTGCGTGCCAATGAACAAGCAAACCCCGAGAACGTAGGGGTTTTGCTTGGTCGAATCTGTATCAAGAAGGAAATACCGGTTGTCGATGTTGCTAACTTTTTCGGTGTATCCAGGATGACAGTTTATAGCTGGTTCTCTGGAATAGGTAAACCGAGAAGAAAGCACGAAGACAAAATTCTTACGACGATACAAAAGCTTGGCGGTGCATAATGGCGGATACAAAACTACTGAGGAGCGTCTTATCCGATAAAGGCTGGTATTGCATAATCGGCATCAAAGACGGGTATGTTAAATCTACATTTTGGGAGACTATAGAAAGCGCCGAAGAAGAAATAGACCGACTGCTTGAAGATGAACAAGACGTTTATTTCGGTTGTTCAAAATTTAAAACAAACAAAGACAGGAAACATCAGAACGTCGATAACGTAAAGGCGTTTTGGATTGACATAGACTGCGGTGAGCATAAGCCATACAACACTCAAGCTGATGCGGCGGCGGCACTAGCTATTTTCTGTGACACGCTTGAACTTCCAAAACCGACGCTAGTAAATTCCGGCAGGGGTGTCCACGCTTATTGGGTTCTTGAGAATGAGATAAGTAGGGAGGAGTGGAAACCTGTTGCTGAAACACTTAAGGATTTATGTAATCGTCACGGGCTAGATGCAGACCCAGCGGTTACAGCAGATGAGTCTAGAATTTTACGAGTTCCGGGCACGCTGAATTTTAAGTCGGACCCCCCGCTTGAGGTTAAGGTTCTTGCGTATTCCAAGCCAGTAAACTTCTTTGATTTTTGTGGGAAGCTTGGGCCGATAAAACAAAAAGGCCCCGATAAAATCAATCAGGGGCTTAACGAACTGACTATTGCCCTGATGGGCAACCAAGAACACAAGTTCAGCACAATTCTGCTAAAGACCCAAAGAGGGAATGGCTGTGCCCAAATTGGGCATATTGAGCAGAACCAAGAACAGATTGAGGAGCCGTTGTGGAGGGCTGGGCTTTCAATCGCCGCACATTGTGCGGATAAAGAGACGGCTATTCACCGCATATCTGACAAATACTCCAAGTATGATTTTGATGAAACCGTTCGCAAAGCAAACGAAACCAAGGGGCCTTACACCTGTGATAAGTTTGACGGGTTGCGCTCGGGCGTGTGTAGCGAATGTCCACACAGAGGGAAGATTAAATCCCCGATTGTTCTTGGCAGGGAGATTTTAGAAGCCACAGAAGAAGACAATATTGTCGAGATAGAGCAACCGCTTGAAGACAAACCCGTGTTGGTGCAAATACCAACATATCCACGGCCTTACTTTAGAGGTAAAAACGGTGGGGTGTACGTTGCTTTTGACGAAGAAGATCCCAAATTAATTTACGAACACGACCTTTATGTAGTCAAACGGATGCAAGACCCTATTAAAGGTATTGTTATTCTTTTGAGGTTGCACTTACCGAGAGACGGCACAAAAGAATTTACGATACCTTTGACGGAGACAACATCTAAAGAAAAGCTAGCAAACGCACTATCGTTCAACGGGGTCATCGCAGTCCCGAAGAGCATGATAAATATTCTGGGTTACATAGTGTCGTTTGTTAAGGAGCTTACATTTTCTTCAAAGGTAGAAATAATGAGAACACAATTTGGCTGGACCGACAACAATAAAAAGTTCATCCTTGGGGACAAAGAAATCTCTGCGGATGCTACTCGATACAGCCCCCCTTCTTCACAAACTTCTGGGTTGGCACCCGCATTTGAGCCAGTCGGTACATTGGAGGACTGGAAGAAAACGATAAATGTCTACAATATGCCGGGGTTTGAGCCGCACGCATTTGGGTTTTTTACAGCGTTTGGTGCTCCGCTACTGAAGTTCTTAAACCTAAACGGTGCGGTCATTAACATGATTAGCAACGAGTCTGGCACAGGCAAAACCACAACCCTAAAAGCTGTGAATAGCGTCTACGCTCACCCAGAAGAAGTCATGCTTAACTGGAAAGATACCATGGCTACCAGAATACACAGGTTTGGTATCTTAAATAACTTGCCTCCTACTTGTGACGAGATCACCAAGATGAGTGCTGACGAGCTTTCTGACTTTTTCTATAGCACTTCCCAAGGCCGAGGGCGTAATCGGATGAGGTCTCAGGAAAATGCGGAGCGGGTTAACCTTACGAAATGGTCAACAATTTGCTTGTGTACTTCTAACGCATCAGCGGTTGATAAGTTAAAAGCGCTGAAAGCAACGCCAGACGGTGAGCTAATGCGGGTTATCGAGTACACGATTAAATCGACGGACAATTTAACCAAAGAGCAAGCCGACGCAATCTTTTCGGAGCTTTACAACAACTACGGTCACGCAGGGTATCAATACATCAAGTGGCTAGTCGGCAATCTGGAAGAAGCCATTGATGATATTAAGAAGGTCCAGGCTATGCTCGATACAAAGTTAAGACTCACTAACAGAGAGCGGTTCTGGTCTGCTGTCGTTGCCTGCAACATCGGTGGTGCCTTTATTGCCAAGAAGCTGGGACTGCACGACATCGACGTGAACCGAGTTTTTAACTGGGCGTCTGAGATGATTCGCAAGCTGAGGATGGAGATTACGCCGCC